TATACCGTGGCGGTCAGTCATTGGCTGAGGCTTTTGGTTTTGCAGATAGTGCTTTCGGTCAAGCTATGGTCGATGGCAAGAACGAGAACATGCGTGATGTGGAGAGTGTTACTGCTCATCCACTATATGAAGATGGTGAGTTTTCCTTCAGAGGTTTACTAGATCAGCTTGCTAGGGGTACAGGTACTATGGGTGTTGTCTTGCCTTCATTGGCGGCGGCAGTCCCTTCGGTGGTTGTTGGTGCTAAAGGTTCGGCAGGTGCGTTAATTGCAGGTGGTGTCACATCTGGGTTAATGAACGTGGGTGATATTGGTCTGAAAGCAGAGGATATGGACGAGTCTTACACTGCCTCTTTTGCAGACATTGGCACTGGTTTTGCGCTAGGTGCGTTAGAACCCTTTGCCGCTTCTAAGTTTATCAAGGCTATGACTCCTGCTTTGAAGCAGATTACACCTGATGTTCAGAAAGCATTGAATGCAGGTAGCAGGAAAGACTCGGCTAACTATATACGCGGAAGAGTAGGGGAAGGAATCTCAACAGGAAGAATCGTTGGTACTGCTGTAGTTTCTTCTGCCGCTACTGAAGCTGTTCAGGATTTCACTACAACTCTTAAAGCAAGTAATGCTACAAACTACTGGGATGAGCTTGACATCGAGGAGGCTATGAAAGAGTCTGCTGTTGAGGGTCTTATAGGTGGTATATTAGGCTTGCCTTTCGGGGTGGGTAGTAGTGTTATGAATAAGGCTAGAAATAACGCTGACCTTTCTATGGCAAAGCAGATTGATGAGGGTATTCTAGAGTGGGATACAAAGGATGGATATTGGAAAAAGAACTATGAAAAGATTCCAGTAACTGAAACAAAGTCTGCACACCTATACAATAGACTATTAGCTCCTGTACTTGGTGATAAACCTGCACAGTTTGTGGGAAGAATAAATACACCTAAAGCTAGAGAGTTAGCGGCTAAGTTTAACCAGACTACTGGTGACTTTGGTCGTAGAATAGGCGTAGTGCCTGTACACTTTAATGCTATGCAGTACAAGACCACATACAACAAAGGTGTTAGAGACTTCATGGAGTTGAGCAAGGAAGAAGCTCAAGCCGTACATGATCATCGTGTCATGCCTGAAGATAGTAAAGAGGCTAAGGATTTAAAGAATGAAGCGTATGCTACTCTAAACGAACAGCAGAAGAAAGCATCTAATCAGTTGGCTACGTTCTTAGACTTGACAATTAAGAATGACTTAAAGACTCTAGGCATCGATGCTACTTTGTTTGAGGGTGGTACTTACTTCCCACTACTAGGTAGACTAGACTACAAGAAGATAAAGACTAATCGTACAGAGTTTATTAACGAAGCTGTAGCGGTAGCTGAAGCTAAAGGATTAGAGCTTACTAGAGACAAGATCGAAGCTTACGTAGGTAGGATTGAAGAGCAAGGCTTTGAACACTTTGGTAATGAGACTGATATCAAGGTAGCTAATACATTTAAGACAGATGTAGATGCTAAGGCTAAAGAGATACAAGAGAAAGAAGGACTGTCTAAGAAGAAAGCCTACGATAAGGCAATGAAGATTGTTGCTAAAGGTATGGAAGGCAGAGTAGGCAGAGGCGGGCTTACATCAGGTGCTAAAGTAAACAAGCAGAACGCTGTTGAAACACATCGTATGTTGGCTGAGTTACCTCAGGACTTCTGGAGCAACTGGCTTGACCCTAAGACTAGCGTTCAAGAAGCTGTATTCTCTTACTATGATATGATGTCAGAAAGACTAGGACATGCTAAGACATTTGGCTCAGAGGGTGAGTTGTTTTACAAAGAGCTTTATGAAGTAATTGAAGATGCTCAGAATCAAGGTAAGAGGTTTGATGCTAAAGCCGCATTGAGAGAGATGGCTGATGCAATGAATCTATCTCAGCGTATCCCTAAGCGTAACTTAGACACCTCTAAAGGAGATGGCCTTAGAACGGCTCAGAATGCGATTAGAGCGGGTTTATCTGCAACGCTACTACCCCTCTCACTTCTTCCTTCTTTGGCTGAGGTGTTCGTTGTAGGCTCTAGAACAGGACAAACAGGTAAGGCTATTGCATTAGCAGGTAAGATTAGTGCTAAGATTGTTAAGCAACAGTTTAAACATGGTCGTGGCTTGTCAATGCAAGAGGCTTCAAACCTTCTTGAGCAAGATATCATAAGTGATTTAGGTATTAGTCTTTATGAGTTAAAGAATACTGCATCTGCACGTATGGGTGACAATGAGATTGGTGGAAGAATTAGTAACTTTGAAAACTTCTTCTATAACATGACAGGCACACCTCAGTGGACAGAAGCATTACGTATGACAGCGGCTATCTTAGGTGAACAAGCGTTCAGGTCAGACCTTGAATTATATACTGAAGCGAGAAACACTGGTAACATAGAAGAGCAGATACGTATCAGTGATAAGTTTGCACAGGCAGGTCTTGATGTCAACGAAGCTTACAACTGGCATCTACGTGGTGGTAAGAAAGATAGCTACTATAGAAATCAGTTTAAGATGGGTGTACTTAACATAGTAGAAGACACTGTGATGAGACCTCGCATGGTGCAGAAACCTGCATGGATGTCTGATGAAAGATTCAAGCTAATAGGACAGCTTAAGTCGTTCGCTGTTGTGTTCAACAACGTAGTGATGAAAGGTTGGTATAACCAAATGGTAGCTAATGGCACAACTGAGGACAAGCTAAGACAGGCGGCAGTGATTGCACCTTATATTGGTATGATGTTGGCAACTCAGATTATGGCATCTGCACTACGTGAGTTTGCGAAGACAGGTGACATTGAGAAGTGGGAAGACAGAGAAGCTATTGACCATATTCTGTCTGCGGTAACTTACATTGGTGGTTTGTCGTTTGCGGTTGATCCTCTACGTGCTAGTAACTGGGGTGTTGACCCGACTACCGTACTACTTGGCCCTGCCGCATCGAAGTTTAATGATACAATGAGTGGTCTTAATGGGATATTGTCAGGAAGTATAGAACCTGAAGATGTGATTAACGAGTTCCTTAAAAGCATAGGTTCTTCGTTCCCATTAATACCTGCTCTCTTGGAGGAATAATGATAGGTGTAACAGATTTAATTTCAAACATATTCAAACCTGCGGCTAACTTAGTTGACGATCTACATACGTCAGATGAGGAACGCTTAAACGCTAAGACTAAGATGTTAGAAGTACAGGCGGTGGCTATGCAACAGGTATTTGATTACGAGACACAAGCGTTAACTGCTCGTGCTAATATAGTAAACAGCGAAGCTAGTTCAGAGAATTGGATAGCCTCCTCTTGGAGACCTATTACAATGCTGACGTTTATGGTACTTGCTGTAGGTGATTCGCTAGGACTACTAGCAACCCCTCTCAGGGATGAAGCATGGATGCTTTTACAACTAGGTCTAGGCGGTTATGTCGTAGGTCGAAGTGGAGAGAAGATAGCAAAGACTATCAAGAAGTAAGGATACACTAAAAAGCCCCTACACCGTTTGGTATAGGGGCTTTGTTTTGCCTAGTTAAATCTCACATGCTCCTCCAGTGCATGCTAATGTCTGCGCTCCTTCAGTGGTGTCACTGTGTTCTGTGATATCCCAACTGATACTCTTAGGCATTTTCTTCTTCATTTCTGTGTACTGTTCTCTACTGATTTCTTCGTAAGGTGCTTGCTCATACGAGTGTTCGCTGAATGGCAAGAACGATACGCCACTACAAGAATCGAAATTATTGTAAAGCCAACTACCAATATCAAGGAACTCACTATCGCGATAATAGACAGTAACAGACGGTTTATGTTCGCACCAGTGTTTTTGATAAACATCCCATAACTCCAACTGTTCCATTCCTGTTTGTGATGCAGACATCACTGCTCCTTTAGGTGCTTTCTGAGGGAAGCTAAACACCAGTGTTGATGGAGACCTGTTGTCTATTTCTGAATCTATTCCTGCATCTCTGAGTACGCTACATAGAGGGTCGTTAACATCAGCCCTAACACGCCGAATATAATAAGGCGAGAAACGTCCGTGGATGCCACTAGCACTATCGACAAGCTGACTAACAGTCCCGCTAGGTTTAACACAAGTAATTGCCGCTGATTGCTTGATGCCAAGCTTTCTAGCCCACGTTTTGTTAGTGATAACAGCTTCGTTTTTAAGGTCTTCAAGTAGTTGAGGTAGTCCATTCTTTACTCCGTTAGTTAGTTTACAATCTTGGATGCCTGTCATTGATACGCCAAGCAATGCTTCTTCTTCAGTGTTCTGTTGCCATTTCTTTCTTAGATATCTAAAGTCAGTTAAGGTGGCTTGCAGTGTTCCTAATATACTAGCAAGACGTACCTTTCGTTTTAGTGATGCTACTGTATCATCTGATCTTACTACTACTTCAGAGAGGTTACAGAATTGGTTAGGTCTTAGTATGATTTCACTGCATGGGTTAGTACCGAAGTCATGCTCAGGGTCTCGTCTTCCATTCTTAGCCGCCTGTTTCTGACTAGCTACTCGACTAAAGAAACCACGCTCACCACTTCTACTTTCATACAAGCTAGACCACTCGTTCAAGAAAGCCTCGAAGTCAGGCTTCTCTGTGTAACATGCGCTGTTGTTAGCCAGACCACGCTGAGGATTATCTAACCACCACTGTCCTGTCTTGGCTCTTCTAACGCGGTCATCGGTGAGGTTACTGAGACTGATAAGAGCCGATCTTCTGACTCCTCCAACGATGACGATTTGTGCAATCTTACAGCAGATATCATGGCATTCGATGGAAGAGAGTTTTCTACCTGCGGCAGACCGAAAGACTTCAACAGTGAACTTGAAGAGGTCTTCCAAAGGCTCTGCGCCACTTGCTCTACCTCCGAAGGTTTTAAGCACTGTCCCCGCAGGACGAACTCTAGATAAGTCCCACTCAGGAACTTGACCACTATAGAGCATTGTGATAAGTTCACGGTAGGCTTTAGCCCATCCAATCTTAGAGTCGGCAACGTGGATGATTGTTTCTGTGGCATGGAAGTCCTCCGATACTTCTGGTAATTTAGTTATGTACTGTCGCTCAACGCTGAAGCCACAACCAGTACCGCACATTAAGATATACATCATCTCATCGAATGCTTTAGGGTGGTCAATAGGTAGGTAGCTACAGTTGAATCCTGCTACGTTGTCTCTGTCTAGTGCTTCACCCGCTGTCATCAAGGCTCTCATCGAGGGCATGACTTCTAAGTTTGTGATAGCTTCTCTTAGCTCCTCACCTGTCTTATCATCAAGGCTACCTCTGTTCTTGAAGTATGAGATGTATCTATCTACTGTCTCATCCCAAGTCTCTCGTCTTTGTTTCTCTGGTATATATCTAGCGTATCTGCTCTTGTGAATATAACTCTGGTATACGTCCATTATTTCTTTACCTTTTTAGATTTCTTTTCTTTCTTTATATCTTCATCTGAATGATCTTTCACGTTAGCCTTACCGAATATTGCATCCCAGTTATTGTCAAATGTTTCTGGGTTTGGTATTGGTCTAGGGCTACTACCTTTACCTGACATAGTAACCTCCTATTGTAGTGTCGTGGAGTCTTCAGGCTCACCTGTCATTAGCCCCAACTTAGCGGCTTCTAACATGAACACAGTTTCCATGATACTCATACTAGTACCGACTGTGGTGTAACCATCAGGGTTAAATACAACAAGAGCAAACTCTGTATCAGCATCAGCCTCTGATATCTGCATACCATCGATAGCTGACTGTAGCTTTTCTAATGTGGTACTACGCTCTTTCTTGTCACTAAAGTTTCCATCTATGATATTCATGTTGATTCCTTTTGTTCTATTAGTTTGTCAAGATACCATTTAGCTTTCTTTAAATCTTCCAGTGCTTTCTTCTTATAAGTATAACGCCAGAGATACTTTAGGACATTACCTTTTAGATATCCCTCAAAGGCTGTTGAACCCATAGACTCTTCGATGGCATCAATACACTGGATACTTCCCATGTTGTAGTGAGGCGGTTCTTCTACCATCTCGTCTATCTTACTTGCTTCTTTCTCAGCCATGTTCTTATAGCTTAAGAGGGCGGCAGAGTGGCTTGCTTTATCCCACTGCTCTGGTGTTGCATCATTGATACTCATTCTAATTCCTCCTCAAGTTCTTCGTAGCGTTCTTCTATCTTGTCCTTAAACTTATCAACAAGGTCTTCACTGGCTATGTCTAATACTTCTAGCAGTGTGATCTCGTCTAGGTGAGCAAGACGTTCGCATAAGTCTTTAAATGTTAGTGCCATACTTCTTCTCCAAGTAGGACATTGATACTGGCATCTCGTCAAACTGTCCTTTGTTGACTTCATGGAGCATCCAGATTCCACTCCAACTGCCGTTAGTCTGATGGTTTAGATAGTCCTCATCGTGAGCATAGTAGATACCTGCAAACAAGCCAGTGATTCTAGTGCCGTCTGCTTTCTTAGAATAAGCACACTCTCTATCCTGAACATGTCCCATGATACAGCTCTGATGTTTCTTAGTAAGCATTGATCGTGCGCTACTTACTGGTCTACCCATGACACCACTAGTGAAGTAATGGCAGTAGGCTACATCATCAATGATCGCAGGTTCTAGAAAGTCATACACTTCCCAACCATAATCGTCAAGCTTAAAGTCTTCATAGCCGATAAGTCCATCTAGCTTGGCATCATTCTCAATGGCTCGCTCGATACGTTGTTCATGATTACCAACAAGGAATACCATTCTAGGATTCCATACTTTCTTTCGGTTCTGACGTAACCTTTTCTGCTCATCTCTGATGGGTTTTAGAAAGGCTTCCATACCTCGATGCCCTGCTTCTATGTCATTGGTGTAACGTCTGCCCTCGAATGACTTCTTACCTACATCGTACATTGATAGGCTAGGCATATCCCAGTGGTCACCAAGATGAACAATAACTTCTGGCTTCTTGGATGCGGCATACTTACCTGCCCACTCAAGATGGTCATAAGATTGATCTGGTTTACATTGGGTGTCTGGTATTACTAAGTGTCTAACTGTCATTTGCTTTTCGCTCCTCACGCTCTGCGTTGGTCTTCTTCTGATGGCAAGGTTTACATAACACCTGTAGTCCATCAACCTCACAGAACATATTCTCTACGAATTTAGGAAGGTCATCATACTTACGTAGTGTACCCGCAGGTACGATGTGATCTACTTGAACTTCCTTATCTTTGAACCACTCATCACAACAGGCACATTGGAACTCGAAGCGGTGTCGCTCACCAATGACTGCTTTCTTAGCCAGTGCTTTGGCGGCATAACGTGGTGGGAATCTACGGTTCGCTTCTCTTAGTGCTGAACGTATGAATCCCCAATACCTTGCTTCTGTCCACTTAGCTCCTGCTCTTGTACGTGGTACTCTGGGTTTCTTAGCCATTAACCTACCCTCACTTGAAGCTTGTCTTTAGCATCAATGTCTGCGCTAGTAGGTGGTTGAGGTGGTGATACAGCGATAGGGTTCTTTGAGTTGTAGTCCTGCTTACGTGCTACAGGGTCAACCCACCATTCATTCTCATATCTACGTAGGAAGAGCAGTCTTGCGTTCTCATATACTCCTTCTACATGACCCTTGTAACAGGTCACTACAGCCTGATATAAATCCTCTTCTGTTTCACACCACTCTAATGCTTTGGTTGCCTTGACCTCGCCAATACCAACACATCCTTGTATGTTATCTACCCTATCACCTGTAAGCATCTGCTTGTATAGAAAGTAAAGTCCCTGCCATTCATTAACCTCAGACCACTCGCGTTTATTAATGTTGAAGTGTCTGCAAGGTACTTGAAGGAAGTCTTTATCTACACTAGCAATGACTGTATGTTTGCCTTGAGTCGTAGCTTCGATAGCAATGGCATCGTCAGCTTCCTGTCCCTCGACAACTACAGCATCCCATTCCTCTGTCATGTAATCTCTTAACGCATAGAAGTGGGAGGGCTTCTCAGATGTTCGTGTTCCTTTGTATGGTTGTATTGTGGCAAGTGCATTCCTGAAGTTACCTTTGCCTGTTAGGTAGAGTTGATAGGGGACTGCATCATCACAGCCCCTTACCAAGATATCCAACACTAAGTTATTCAACTGAGAGAACGCTGTCTCTACTGTCTCATCTTTACAGGCATATCCAATCCTGTAACTTAAGATGTCGGCATCGATGAGTAACATTAGATTACATCATCCATATCTACACCACCGCCATCACCATCCTTATCGTAGACAGCTACCTCTGTAATCAGAAGCTTGGCTAGACTAGGTGAAGTACCCTGCTTGCCTTTGAAGTCCCAATGATATGGCTTGATAGCCGCGTTAGCTTTAGTGCCATTACCTATGAGTCCTGAGTCTACATCATCCATGTCTGCAAATGCAGGGTTGATTGGATTGATTGACTTAACAGTAACATAGTTACCACGATCATCACCTTTGTTGCGAACTGCAATGCCCATGTTAGACAGAGCATCCACTGCCTTTGAGGATAGCTTACCAATGTCCACCTGATACTTACCTGACATCTCGTTAGGCTTGTTCAAGAAAGGCCAATGAAGTTCACACGATACTACTACTGGTTTAGTTTCCATAATTGTTTCTCTCTGTTGTTTAACTATTAAGATTATGTTGTATAACTATTAATACATTGAATGTAATTTATTGATATTTAATTATTTATTTAACTATATAGTAATATTATAGCATGTATTGAACCTCCTGTAAAGTCTTTAAGTAAATTAATTTAATGAGTGGCACTCCAGTTAGCACCTATGCGGTACTCTGCATCCATAGGACACCTCATATTAAGCTCGACACCTGCATCTATGATTCCTTGTCTTGCTATCTGACCAACAACTTCAGCATCTTCTGGTCGTGCTTCTATCTGAACCTCATCATGTACCTGAGCGACTAGCTTGTAGAATATACCAAGCTCATCTAGTTTGTGACAGCAGTTACGTACAGCTACTTTCATGACGATAGCACCACAACTCTGAAGCAATCTGTTGAGTACCTTATAGTCCTCGTCAACCTTAATCATACGCCCATCGATACCATTGATACGTTTAGTACGTTGAGCAATACCTTTAGCTTTCTCAATAAGGTTACGCAATGCAGGTAGCTGAGTAAGGAATGTGTCGCGTATCTTCTTACCCTCTTTAGCACCACCGCCTACAATCTGCCCAAGCTTTGCATCACCTGCACCATAGATGAGACCATAGATCATTGTCTTAGCCATGAAGCGTTCAGGTAACCCTGCCGCATGCTGATTGAACGAATGAATATCACCTTCAAGTATCTGCTTAGTGTAGTTGTCATCGTTCATGTAGTGAGCCAAGCATCGTAACTCCAGACCACTAGCATCACAACCAACTAGAACATTACCATCCTCTACAGTGAAGCATTCTCTAGCAATCTTTAAGCTAGGGATTTGCGCGAGGTTAGGTTTATTATGTGTCATTCTACCTGTCACAGCACCACAGCTATTGACATACCCATGTATACGATGTGTCTCAGGGTCTACATACTTTAGCCAACTATCTACCATACCCTTAAGCTTAACCAGTCCAAGATACTCTGCACATAACTTAGCCTCAGGCAGGTCAACCTCTGCCAGTGTACTCTCATCTACCATAGGCGCACCACTTGGAGTCTTCTTCTTCCACTTGACACCTAGCTTAGACAACCTCTTAGCAATCTGCTGTCGAGACCCTACGTTAAAC